GCACCGGCACCTACGCCTTCACCTGCAAGCTGTAGACCTAAGCGTCCAGTACCAAACATTCCTTGTCGTAGACGTTCTTCTTGTCTTTCAAACTCAGGTTGAAGAAGGCCAACCTGTTCTTCAAAAACTTCTCTTTCACGCTGTCGTGGGTCAAAAGCGGCTAGTTGTTGAAAGAGTCCTCCTGCACCGCCTAAAGCAGAGCCTAAGATATTCTGATACGCAGGAGCAAGAGCAACGCCGTACTCACCTGCCTGAGGGTCTAAAGCGGCTACACCAGATGTTGTACCGACAGTAACAGGCCTAAATCGTATATCCTCTGCCAGTTTACCTGCGGCTTCAATTGCTTGGTTTGCGGCTCCACCACCATAGTCTCCAAATAAACCACCGCCTAAAAACTGTTGACCTAAAGCCGCGCCTAGTTGAGGGTAACCAAAGCTAGTTCCAATGGCTCCTCCAATGATACCTCCTAGTGACATTTGATTACCTCTTACTGTTTAATAATGTAATTCAGCACTAACGTAGGCTGAATAATGTTGTGTGCGGATGATGCGTCTGCGGCGTCTATATTATTTGTTTCAGTAATTCCTGTTGAAACAGTACTAGTGTTTATATTACTTGTTTGCGATGAAATATTATGAGACGATGCATTAATTTGGCCTGATCCGCTTGTTGAAGATGCTTTAATATTAGTTGAATGTTGGTGACCCGGATCAGTAATAGTGTGTTTATGCTCAGGTAGCCCTGACTCACCGCTTGTTAACAAGTGAGTATTTTCACCACCGGCAGAACCAAGAATTGATCCATCAAATGCAAATGTTAATGCAGTATTATCTGTAATAGTTACTGCAGAAGACAACACAATGTCTGTTTGGCTATTAATCTTAACGACTGTAACTTCACTAGAGATTCCTGTGCCAGTTACTTTCATGCCAAGGACAATTGTGCCACTATTACCATCTACAAGGATGTTCGTAGCGCTTGTAAACGATCCATTAGAATTTGCAGTTGCTGTAGAGGCTCCATTATCGCCTGTCAAACGGGAAGCCGCAGAGCCTCCCATGTCGTCAACACCGGCAATGGTGCGTCCACGGAGATCAGGAAGGTTAAAAGTAGTTGATCCATCGCCAGTGCCATATGTAGTTCCAATGGCTGTAAACAGTGCCGCATACGTTGTACGACTGACTGTCTGACCGTAGCATAAGAACCATCCTGTGGGTGCTGAAGTTCCTGCAAAGGGCGCAAGCATTCCTGATGGAATAGTTACCAATGCCCCTACAGCATCCTGTACAAACGCTGTGGTTGCTAACTGTGTTGTATCAGTTCCTGAGGTTGCCGTAGGAGCCGCAGGGGTTCCTGTGAATGTCGGAGAAGCAGTGTCAGCTTTACTGTTGACTGCTGTCTCAATTGCTACAAACTCGGCATTAATTTCTGCACCTTTGATAATCTTATTGGCGTTTCCACTGGCAAGATTATCTTTAGTTGCAAAATTGGTTAGTTGCGTATAATTAGTCATTAAAGAATCCTACCTTGTTTTACGTATACATCCAATTTTTGAATTGATATTTCTGCACCATCAAGGTTAGCTTCAAAACCAACCTGAAGGATACTACCTGATCCTGATCCCGGAAGTCTTACAATATCTGAAATAGTTCCACTTGTGTACTCTGCAGGAGTAGGATCATCTGGCGTGGTTGCTCCATTTGCCCCAAACTCAGCAATTCCGTATTCTGCAATAGCTAGATCTTCTAGCACTGCAGGGTACGATGTATAGTCATCAGAGTAATCAAAAGCAGACTTAAAAATAAATGACTCACCTACTCCTCCGATAACTGTGGTAGCAATACGTTTTAGAATTTTAGTTGTTGACGAGTTACCAAAGTCAAAGTAGTTAGTAAAGTACTGAAAGGTATAACGTGCAGAGTTATCTGTATACCCAAAATACTCTGCAAGCCCATCAGTTTGCGTAAACAAAACAGAGTTAGCTAAAGATAGCATATTGGTTTGATTTTGAGTATCCCAAACGGTAACCCTAAGGGAACCATCTTGTAATGGAGCACGAGTATCAAAACAATATACCTGAGTAACACTTGGGAACAACAAAAGATAAAAGGCGTTATCTTCAGAATATACAGATTTTATATCTGCTGTGGTTTCTGATGCAGTTAGATCTACAATATCATCTCTAACGTTTTTAGACAAATCACGCATTGGCAGTGACTTCTCTTGAATAACACGCCCAAGGCTTCTTAAGCCATCTTCAGACAAAAAGAAAATATCAATACCTGTGTTTTGTATACTGTCTCTAGCAACACAACCAACACGACTAATAACTTCTACAAGCCTAAGATTAGCAGGATCAAAAGACGAGCTACCTCCTGTATCATCAAAGATTACAATGTTGCGTTTACAAAAAACAATAAATTGTCCATTCTGAGCACCCATTCCAATAATTTCATCAGTCCCATTAACAAGAATAGCTGATAAATTAATAGAACCTGCGGAGCCTGTATTCCAATCTGCACCGTCAAGCAGATCAGAAAAATACACAGTCATTTTGTCGTAGTAGGAGCTATCGCTTGGGTCTTGAATATCAGCAGTCCATAAGCGACCATAAGCTGAAAGTACAGTATTACCCGGAGGAGCTTGTGTGCTTCCATTTAAATTTAATCCGTGAAAATTAGAAGCGTCTTCTACGTCTGTAATTGTTCCTGCAACAGGGTCATACACCATTGGCTTGTAACCACGCTGAAAGTAATACGCTTTATCATTGAGCGTAGCGCATTGCCAGTTACCTTCAGTAAACGTATTGTCAGATGTAGGAGTAATCTCAGTAAGTGTTGTAGTACCTTTGTAAAACTTAGTTGCAGACCACGATAAAATCGTCTCAGTGCCTTCAATATCAATAAATCGATGAGAACCTAGTAAGTTAACCCCAGAGCCGCCTGAGGTCGTTACATAACGCCAACCCTTACGAGCACCTAAGCGTCCATATTTGTCAATAATGCAGTTATTAGCAGTCAGTGCAAAACCACTTTCAAGGGTAATACCAGACTCTTGGGTGTTGAGTCCAAAGAACCCCGGTGCGGCAATACTGAGTGCTTGTAACGGTTTAGCCATTTATACAACCCATTCTAGTTCTTCGGTGTGCCGTTGGGCATCTTGAGCAATCGCATCGTTTAAAACACGGGTAGCTGTAGCGTAGGCGGATGAACTTGCAACTCCTCCGTCTTCGCCACGCTCTTCAATTGCTTTAGCGTAAGCAAGCAACAAAACAGGCAAAGATGGTACAGTCAGTTTATCTGTACCTGCCGATAGATCACCAGTGCGTTGAATAATGTTAAAGTAAATCGTGTAGATTGTATCGGGTTTAGGATATACATCAACTAATGTGTCTCCGTCAGCAGAAACACCATTAAAATTGTAGTATCTTGGGTTGCCGCTAGCGGGGGTTTGGTTGAGGTAAAACTGGTTAAAATCGTGTTGTGTACGGTATTCCATAAAGAAATCTCCAGACTCGTTCACAACATCCATAACGCTGAAGTTATTACCAGTTCCGTTAAGTTCGTAGTTAAACACACCAGAAGTTGTCGTTAGCGTTAATGTTTGACGTAACGCAGACCAGTTCCAAGCATTTTCTACTTCGGTTTTAGCGTCATTGATTAAAACACTAATTAACGTGGAGTACGTAGTTTCATCTATTGTTGCTACGGTACGCTCTCGTAAGCGTTTCAAAACATTATTGACAAGTTCTAAATATGTCATGAGAATACCTTAGTGTACATATGTACTATTATAGCACATTTTTGGTCAAATGTCAAGTCTACCATTTTTTGCATGACCAGTAACGGGCTGTGAGTTTACTTGGGGGATTTGTGTCGCACTTATGACGTGCTCTAAAAGACTTTCTACGTTTAGGTTGATCTTTTTTAATAGTCATATTAGGATCACCAAAGCGTATGGTCTTAATCTTGTCACCTTCTTTGGCAACCACTACGAACTTTTTAGAGCCACCCGGAGTACGCTTAGGCTTATTGTAGCCTGAGACACCGGCTCGTGCAAGTCTAGGGTCTTTTTTCTTTGGCATGGCTACTTCCTACGTTTTCCTGAGGCTGTCACTTTGTGTTTGATTTTTGCAGGGCCGGTCTTCCTGCGTGTGCTTGAGGCCTTTTCTGCTTTGGTCATCTTTGCCGCTACTGCTTTTGGTCTGCAAGACGGATAAGGTCTCTTCGATCCCCCTTTCGCACTCTTTCGACCACACGGCTTTCCGGTCTTTAAGTCTATCCATTCTTCCTTAAACCACTTCTTGAGTGCCGCCCCTTTCTTACTTTTTCTTACGGCCACTTTTGTTTCCCCAGTTTTTTGCACCAACCTTTCGGCACTTTGCTACAGCACCTGAAGCATATGCTGAAGGCCAAACCTTATAGCGGGCTTTGACTTTACGAGCACAGGCATCATTTGCTTTCTTTTTTTTCTTAGCGGCCATTATGCTTTAGCCTTTTTCTTTGCAGTTGCAGAAAGGTCTTTAAAATGATACAGCTTTTTAGAATTTTTAGTATGCCGCATACCAGAGTGTAACTCACCATTTGGCATTTTATGCATACCACCTTTGTGTTCTGTACCGTCCCTAAAGTAATGCTTCACACCTTTAGCCATTATGCGTTCCTTGTGCGTTTTTTAGGCATTGTTTTCTTAGCTACCATTTTTTTCTTTTTCTTTTTATCGGTAGTTTTTTTCACTCCATATCCATATCCATATCCCGGCATTACTTTTTCCCCATCATATCCATAAGTCCTTTACCGGCTTTGACACCAAAGGACGCTAGTACAATTACCATGAGTATCTCATGATACCAAGTTGGCAAAGTTGCCAATGCTGTAAATCCCGCTTGAATATGTTCTACCATGCTTGGTATAAAGACTAAGATTAGCGGGATGCTGAATACTATTGTGAGCCACTCGTCCTTCCAACTTGTCTTGGACGACTCTGCCATGATGCGTTCCCAATCCGCTGTGGACTGTGCCGCTGTTTTCAGTGCGGTGGCTTTGGCCTCTGCGGTGGCCTTGGTTGACTCCGCCTTGGCACTGACCCATGTACCTGCCAAGTTCGTGATAGCTGTGACTAGGCCAATCATGTATCATACTCCTGTTTTTCTATCGTCAGGTACTGGTACACACGCCATACCTCTGGGGTCTTCTGCGTCTTTCATCAGCACCATTGCTTCCTCAAAGCAGTCTTGAGGATTTTCAAATTCTTTACGATCTATAATCTGCAACACACCGGGCTGTACTGCGATTGTAATTATTCCAAATACTGTCCACATAGTTACCTCTGTTGAGCAACCCAGTAAAAGATGTAACCAATCAAACCGATGGCTGAGAGAATGCAAGCGCCCAAAGTAATGCCAAGGCATATATTAACAAGGCGCTCTTTACGTTTAGCCTTTTTGAGTTTCTCTTCTTTTTCAGCGGCTTCACGACTTTGTCTCATCTCCTGTTGGTATGCTAACCAATCCTGCCAAAGGCCTCCTCGCCCTTGCCAAATCATCATTTGTTTCAGAGTAGCTTCATATTCCTTTAGCTGTTCTGCGGCCATGAAGGCCTGTAAATCTGACTTATAGCCATGTTCGTGCGCCTTCTGTTGTATCTGTGCTTTAAGTCCGAAATAGTCTGCAAGAGCTTCTCCTGCTTCGTAGATTTCTTTCCCATTCGCAATGGTCTCCTTGATGACACCAAAGGCGGTATTAGCGGCGGCTAATTCAGCTATCATCTGGGCTTTCCTTGTTTTTGCCCAGAGCTTTTTGTACTGTTTTAGTTTCGTAGATGCGGATGGATGTCCAGACTAATGTAAATAAAGCCGCCAAGGGGGGCAACACTTCACCAATCGTACCTACTACTGTGACTACACTAATTGCATCTACTAATGTTTTAGTGCTCTCTGTTGCCATGTCATTCACACCATATCCTTACTCTTCAGAGGCCCAAGGCATTCCAGTGGCAGACGTAGGATTCTTGTCTTCTTCGATCTTAGCCTGTAGTGCGGCCTCAATCTCATCGACTTTCTCCTGTCCACCCAGAGCCTCTGTGACCCAAGCCTTGACTGTTGTCTCTGTCAGATCGGCATAGGCGATGAAGCCTTCAGCGTTAGGATCACCGGCAACAGACACAGTGCCGTAAGCACCTTTGCTGTAATCACCGTCTACTAGGTCAAAGCGGTAGTGAATGTTGTACACAACTCCAGATGGTAGTGTGCGTTCCAGTTGTGCAATTGTAAGTTCCATGATTACTCCTGATTATCTAAAAAGGTCTGGTAGTTTGCCTTCACAGCGTCCGTGAACACTGCTGTTGCGATTGCTGTTACCTCAGCAGACTCATTGGTTAAGTCTGCATCAGGTGTCAGTACGTGTCGATGGTAGGATGATGAGATGACTTCACCGTCCTCTACAATCTTGGTTGCTGTACGTACCTGAAGAACGTAGTGATCGCTGACTGCGACTGTCTCGATCTTGTCCTGTACGATTTGTTTAGTTAGTGCCATTGTTTTTCCTCTTGTCCGTCTAATGAATCCACATTAGATAATTACGCTGTTTGATATACTCCGCTAACCATGATTTGTCCGCCAGAAGTTGCAACTATGTCTGCTTGATCTACGAAAGAAGTTCCCCCAGTTGTAAATCTAATAAAAGTATCTCCTGATTGTACGTAACCACCATAGGACACATCATTTTGGTTAGCTAAAATACTTGCATAACTTATGTTAATCGGAGTGAAGGTATTTGAACCTTTAGACGCAAAGGGCAGTCCTGTGAGTCTAAATTCACCAGAGGGTGTTGGCGATGTTCCATTGATCGCTGAGATATAACACTGAAAATGCACCATTCTACCTACTTTGGTATATGCGGTGCCTTGGACAGTTGCAGTCATATCCCCTGATGTCGTCATGGTAAGCACAGGAGTCCACGTACCTTCCTCATAATCATCAAGCAGATTGTCTGCGCTTGTGCCGCCTAAGTAGACACCGCCTGAGAGGTAGAGGTTATCAAATCTGTATGTTGAGTATCCTAAACTGACTCCTGCATCTCGATATGAGGCTGTGTCTAAGTTATACGGGATAATATTACTGCCGCTGTTGTAAAAAGAAATTCCAGTATTACCAGTCCCTAAAAATAAATCGCCAAGGTTAGTACCAATAGACCCTACGGTTGTGCCGTCTTTGCGGAAGTTAACTATCTCGCCATCAGTGCTTAAACGATTTGTAATGATAGGTGGATTAGCACTTTGGGTAAAAATAGCAACGCCAGATGACTTTAGCTCTTGACCTACTGTTGCGCTACTCGCAGAAGTCTTACCAACCAGAAGGTTTCCTGAGCTATCAAATCTACCGTATTCAGTGCCTGATAGACTGCTGAACTTGAGCGTATCTGCGTGTACTCCATTGGAGAGGTAGAGGTTACGCCACCTGACACTTGATTGACCTAAATCTTCAGTTCCGTCTCTATAATCTCCATTTGTATAGGCAAGCACTCCCTCGCTTCCAAAACTTAATCCAGAGTGGCCTGAGTCGCCAGACATAAAGAGATTATCATTGTTGGCTACACCAAGAGAACCTATGGCTGTGCCGTCCTTGCGGAACTGGGCTATCTCGCCATTAGAATTTTCTCTGTTCAAAAATAAACTAGCGGCCGTGCTTCCTGCATAAATGTTTCCTCCGGGTCTTAACGAAATACCTGCACCACCATTTTGAACAGGATTTAAAACTGAGGTATGACCAACCAGAAGGTTTCCTGATGAGTCGATACGCATGGCTTCAGAGCCGTTGACACCAATTCTAAAGTAATTGCTATTATGACTGTATTCTAAATATCCTCTGTATGCCGCCGCCCCTTCAGCCGCTGTTCCATCAGCAAAATAAATATTTCCATCAGTAGTTGTGCTAGAGTAAATTGTTAGCCCTGCTTCAGCACTACCGCCACCAATAACTAAATTGTTAGCTCCAGTGTAAGCTGATGAAGGACTCGTAGTGCCTATACCTACGTTGCCATTTTGAGTGATCCGCATACGCTCAACAGTAGCAAACGGGCTTGTAGCTTCTCGCACTGCAAATGACATATAAGGATTAGTGCCTGAAGTGACTCCAGAGCGAATCTCATTTTGAGCAGAAACAAGAGACGAAAGCACTGTCATCTTCATGGCAACTTCGCCAGAGCCAGTTAAAATATTGCTTCCGTAATCAAGATGAAGTCTTTGAGCAGGACTCGTAGTGCCTATGCCGACATTACCTGTGGGCATCAAAGCGATATCACCAATTGTTGTTTCTAAATA